TTACATATGCAATTGCGCCACTAGTTTGACCAACTAATTTCATTCCCTGTATAATATAACCAGAATATAATCCCTGTGCTTCTTCGGATAAAGAAGATGTATCAACATTGAGAATCTTGGAAGATTGACTATATGTTGAAGGTATAGATTCTGAGGTTACATATGGATTTACATTAAATACCGATGATGGATTATTAAATGATCCGTACTTATGATTTGGTGTAGCAACTCTGAATGAAATAGATGGACCAATTCCACCTACACCAATAGCAGATCCAACTACTGTCTCTCCAATTACGAAAGAACCATTGGATGTTCCGTAAGTTGCTAGAGATGGGCTATTTGCAATTTCAATCAATTTGGGAATAAAATCAACTCCGCTATTGCCATCAACAAATTGATAGAATCTTGTAGATGGTTTAATATTACTGACTTCAAATTCAGTATTTCTGGATCTCATGAATACTTCATCACCTGCCGATATCAATTCATTTCTAGTATCAACATCGTCAAAACTTATAGTATCAACACTAATACTTTGAGAATTGCTTGTGCTACTAGCACTTAAATTAGAACTCTGACTCTGAACTTGTCTTCTTATTCTACTACTAAGAAGTACTCCTCCACCACGCCGTATTGTTCCGCCCGAGCTCGAGAAATTAAAATTAGCAGACCCTAAATTTAAATTTATTGAACTTGTTAGATTTTGTGTGAGAGTTCTAGATTGATTAGATGTAATATTAATATTTTTATCAGGGAGTTGAATAGTTCTGACCCAATTATCAACAGCAGGACTTAACTGAATATCTCCAGTATATACAATAACATTAAATGGATTTACATTTTCTACTGTTGTTGCTATTGGTTGTTCAATCCAACTTATTTCATCATATTTCAAAGTTACTGAATTTCCAGTTTTCTGAACATTAGGATCTAACAGTTCAAAATTATCCGACAAATCTATAACTTGAGGAGTTAAGAGTTGAGTAGGTGCAATCTGAGATTTAACTGAATTTCTACTGACAATTGGTGCCAATTCTTCTGCTGTTGGATTGACCTCTATTGAAGATAGTACGTTGTCTATTAATGAATAATTTTTAAAATCGTCAACAAAAAATCCACTCTTAAATCTATTTTTTCCTTCCGCATCTTGAATTTGTAGAGTCTGTGCATTTAATTCAAGAAGAGATAATGAAGTTAGTTTTTCTAAATTTTGAACTCTATCTTCAATAAATCCAATATCTCTCATAGTAAATCTTCTATTATCAATCAAACTGATCGATGCCTTCTGTGGATTATACAGATATGCTGGAAGATTAATGGTGGCAATTTCTAATAAAGCATCATTTTTTGTTGGTGCTTTTGGATATTTTGCAGATATACCCTTTTCAACTATAAAAGTTCCATATCTATCAATGTATAGTTTATCAATTCGTGGAAGATAAAAATCATATCCTATAATAGATCCTTCTCCGGGTGCCATTAAAAGTTTTGGAACCGAATCAAAACTTCTGGACTCAAAATCAAATGGTGAAATTCCCGAAGTCGTTGGGTCAAAAACAGAAACTCTTGGACGGAAATCAAGTGTATCTGATGCTCTTATTTTATATGGGCCAATATTGGGTATATCTTTTTCAAATCTTTCTTCATCATAACTTAAGACTGTGAACGCATCTCCATTATCATCAGATGGAACTGAATAATAATCAAATACAATTAATAATCTATGAGTTGGTTCCGGAACACCTCCATTTCTAATAATTCTAGAATAATCGTAATATTGTTCTTTTTGACCCTTATCTAATTTATATAACTGAGTTACATTTTTATAACTTCCTAATGTAATAGTTTCAATTTCTGTAATTATATTAGATTCTTCAAAAGTAACTGTTTCTCCAACATTAAAAGTATCATCTGTTAGATAAACTATTTCTAAATTATTTGCTGATGGTGAAGAAACTACTCTAGCAACTGCATTACTTGAACCTCCTACAATATTTTCGCCAATTATTGCATTTGTTTGAACGCTAGCAGTGGAGGTAAATTGTATTTTATCTAAAGTTGGATTTGCAGATCCCAAAGATTCGTAAATTGATATAACTTTTGCAACATCTGGATAGTTTAGAGAAATTTCTTCATCCTGAACTCTTAATCCATATTGAGTGTTAAAATTAAGTCCATCATTATTTGTTGTATTAATGCCAACACCAGATTCTTGATACTTAGATCTAGTTACGGTAAGTTGTTGACTTCTCGTATATTCCTTTATCTTACTTTGAACACCAAATTTATTAAGAGTTGCATTTACGACAACATTGGATTGACTTCCCCTTAATCCTTTAATTGTTACAATATTATTTACTAAATTAAAAGTATCGCTAGTAACTGTTCCTGCTATACCAGTTGAGTAATGAACACCATATCTTTCCTGATCAAAAGTTGCAAAAGATGCACTAGTTATTCCAGAAACGCTAGAAAGATCAAATGTCATTTCTCCAGCAGCACTCGTCTCTTCTCCGGTAATCTGTTCAACAACCGTGAAGGTTGAGTTTAAAAGATTGACGGAAGAAATATTTGAATCTGGCAACTCAGTATAAAGATATCCATCATCTACGTTTATAATTGGACCACGAGGGAATGGTGTAACTAAAATACTTTCATTAAGTGTTCCAGTAGGTAACTTACCATCATAAAGACCAGTCTTTCCAGCACCAGCATTGATTGGACTTAGTTCTATAGTAAGTTTATCTGCAGAGATAGAAGAAACTCTATTAACAGTTTCAGTACTAAATCCTGGTTGTTGATATGAAATAAGAGTATCAGTTCTTATTCCACTGAATACTTTTCCTGTTACTGTGACTGTCGCAACACCAGTATTTCCCAAATTGCCTGCTAATGGAATTGATATTTGCGATATTCCATTAGGCATACTAAATTTTTCAAGAATTGAATCTGCCGTAAATAACGGAAACCCATCACCAGATGCTTGCCTTACTGATTTAATATTTTGAGTTCCATATTGCATAAAATCAAGGATTGTTCTTGGGAAATCAACTCCATTAACAGTTATTTGTTCTCCTTTAGCAAAAGTACCAGAAGTTTGTCTCAATAAAAGACCCACAGCAGCACCTGAGGCAGCATCAACAAGAAATCCACTAGCACCACTACTCTTACCCTTAATATAAGATCCATCGGGCATGTCAGTGGCATCTACACTCTGATTGAGCGACAGTTTGGTGTATGTTTGAATATCATATAATCTCAAATCATATTTTGTTTCTACACCAGAATATGCAGCATCTGTAAGGTTAAAAGTATATACTCTAGCATCACCTATTACTGCTTCTGTATCACCTACTTTCCTATTTAATAGTTGGATTGTTTTTTTATTTTGGGGAACACCAGTGACATTATTTACTCTAAGTAGATTCCCCATTTGAAATGGAACCGTAACATTAGATATAGATTCAGTATCTCTTGGTTTATCAACATCAATTATAGTAGTTCCAATTTTTTCAACATCATATCCCCTAACATATGCCTTTCCTGGAGAGATTTTTAGGCACATTAAATCATTAGAAGGAATATTTTTTCCTTCAGTCTGCTCATTAGAGAAAAATAGACCATTATTGCCAAGTCTATTATTTAATGAGTTATGAATTGATGGGTCAAATGGTCTTACTGCATAATCGCCAGATTCATCATATGTTCTTTCTGCAATATAATCACGAATTTGATTATATTGAGTTTTTGTAGTAATTTTTTGAATTTTGCCGTCTTTTATTCGCAAAAGTTCAACAAAATTTGTATCATTAGTATCACTTATTAATTTTTTGGTTAAACTTAAACCAATTTTAAATCTATCAGAACCTGGTGCAGCAAAATTCGTAAATCCCTTAGCATTATCATATAATGAATCATCATCTTTTGCTCCAATGATCAATTCATCAATTTTTAAACCAACTCTATATGATGGAGTATTTGTATAATTATCTAAAAGTATAGTTTCCTGAGAAACATTGACAAAATATCCCCTAATAAAATAAATACCTTTACCAATGGATGCTGCAGAACCAATTGCAGTAGCATCCGAAGAAATTAAAGATGCGAATTCAGTTTCGGCAGGAATAGTTGTATTTCCATAAGTTATATTTTCTGTACAACTTAAAGATTCGCCATCTAAAAACTGTGTGAATTCAAACTCATTATTAGAATCAAGATATTTTACATATAGAGTTAGGTATTCAAAATTATTTTCATCTGCATATTCTGCACGTTGAATTTTAGCAGTAGTGCCTGATTGCTGACCAATTATTTTTTTGCCTACAAAATTTTCAATATACAATGCAACATCAATTCCACCACTAGTAGCATTGAGTTTTACCGCGTAAAACTGACCATCATAAGAAATATTTCCTGGTACAACAACTGAACCTTCTTTAAATATATGACTGCCAAAAGATTCTATTTGTCCTTGAAGAAGAGATTGTAAAGTTGTCAGTTCTCTTGCTTGAACTGGAAATCCCGGTTTAAATAAAACTTTATAAAAATTCTTTTCAGAATCATAGTCATCATAATATGGATTAATATTTAAATTTGTTTTTTGTGACATTGTTCTTTAGAATTCCAGAATAATTTTAACGTCTTCTTTTTGGCGAGAATCTCTTTGAATAAGAGGTCTGTTATCAATGTAAATGATTTCCCCTGTCTTCTTATTTATCTCCGGATTTGCAAGTCCATTTGTAAAATTAACTCCCAAATCAATTTCCTTAGAATTTACGGTTGTTTTAATTCCAGAAAATCCAGTATCAATTGATCCTGTAAATGGGGAAATATTATTACCTGAAGATTCAAAAGATAATAATTTACTATTACTACTAACATTATCAATATCAGTATGATCTTTTGTATTTCCAAAGTATAATGATCTATCTTGGAAATATTTTAATACTTTAGTTTCATCATCATATGATGCAACATATCCCTTAGCAGCACCTCCACTTACCGACTGCGACATTGCTGCACCTACAACTGGGGATGATGTAACTGAATTCAATCTTACTGCAAATAATGAGGAATATTGGTTAGCGGTAAATGTTGTAGTAGATGAATATTGTTGCGGATTTTTTAACACTCCAACTTGAGTAAATTTAGTATCAATTGGAAAATCCCTATTCGAATCATCAAATCTGGCATATATTAGTATTTTATCTGTACCCAATTCCGTATAGATATCATAACCATGACCTCTCGATGGTGGAATAATTGGTATTAAATTCGCAGGATCTGCTAATGTTCCTGAAGGTTGAAGAGAACCCAAATCAACTATTCCATAAGTATATCCAAAACCACCAGCAGTCACAGTAGCAGAAGTTATTGTTCCGGAAGAATCCACGTCAATTAATACTTTGGCACCACTTCCATCACCATTAATTGCCACAATTCCAGAGGTGTAATTAGATCCACCATTAGCAATATATACTTTTTTAATCTGATTTAAGTTTATATCAGAATCACCTGCCTCTCTAATACTTTGTATTTGAGTATCTGTCGTTGTTGACCAATCATTGGGAACTACA